ATGAGGATCTTTTGTCAAACGTGAAAGAAGATTACAAATTGCCGGAAGAAACTTATACGGCAATTGGTTTACGAGTGGCTGACAACCTTGTGCGGCGAACCTCAATCCGAAAGAACGGCGCGTATAATCCAAAAACGCACACTTTCTACCCGATTTACGATTGGTCGATGGATAAGTTGATCGACGCGATAAAAGCCGAAAAAGTGTATTTACCAATTGATTACAAATTGATCGGTAAATCGTTCGACGGATTTCAAGCAACATTTGTACAAAATATCAAGAAGTCCTTGCCGGATGACTTTGAGCGTATCAAGAAATTCTTTCCTTTGGTTGAGGCAGATATGTGGCGTCACGAATTCAGACGCAGGCGCATTGCCGCACAGGGCGCAACACAGGAAACAGAAAGCAACGATGAATTTTCGATAGGATAAGACAGGAGAGAGTATTATGAATGAAGGCTTTGACTTTGGCTTTGACAATAATAATGACGATGAAAAAAAAGGTACAACGGGCACAAATGTTGAAAAAGATACCGCCGCAGAGGTGGCAGGTTTCGAGGCGGGTATGGCGCAGGCATTTGAAAAGGAAAAGGAACGTTTCAAACTTGCGACCGAAAGCGAGTTCTATTTATGTCTTGTTTTTCAGTCCGTTGCACAACTCGAGGAGTTTGTCAAAAAAGCAAAATGGGCGGACATGGTTTACAATCAATGGGTAGACGGTATGGATGTGGCGGAAAAAATGGGTATTCAGCTCGAGAACGGATTATTGAATTGGGACATAAAGAATGCTAGAATAAGCCAGCGGCTTGCCGAACTCATTATCCCGGACGATAAGGTCGATGGATATACAGAAGGCAATGCCGACGAATTCAAATTCTAATTGAAAGGAGGTGAGTACATTGGCTCGTAAAACAACTCGCACAGCAGGTAAACGCGCAACTGTCCGCGTCAAAGCAGGCAAAGGCGCTACAAAGGCTCGCGGTGGTCGTGGTGGTGGTCGCGGCGGCGGTGGCGGAAAGAGTTCCGGCACTACTTAGTAAGCGCGATAACAAATCTATATAGGCGCCCGTTCAGCGCGGGCGGCTACACTTTTTCAGGATTTTCCTCTAATGGGTAGACACAACAAATATACTGACAGACAATTTCTTATGGCAATACTTGGCGGTTATCCTGACCCATCCGGCAGAACGGATGACAAGGGCAAGCCGATCATTGTTCCGGGGAGCGGCGGAATAATCACAACGATAGCGGTTCGTTTGGGGTGCGATTGGCACACGGCCAATATTTATTGCCGGGACGATAAAAGTCATCCAGCCTTGGTACAGGCGATCAGTGATGAAGAAAACAGAATATTGGACGGTGCTCAGTCGGTAATCGTAAAGTCAATTATGGGTGGTAATACAGACGATGCAAAATGGTATCTTTCCAAAAAAGGCAAGGATAGAGGCTTTGGGACGGATGAAGAACAAACAAAATATCACGAAGTCAGGATAATAGTCGAGCGATCTGATGGCGACAAAAAGCCGAACGTTGACAGTAACAGTACATCTGCGAAAGCCACACAAAAAGCAAAGAGCAATAAAGCAAAGCAAGGCAAAGCGTAAAATTGTTCGTGCGGGTCGTCGTGGAGGTAAGACAACATTAGCGGCAGATGAAACTGTTGACCGATTTCTAAAAGGTCAACGTGTACTTTATGCAGTACCAACGGGAGATCAGCTTACTAAGTGGTGGTTTGAAGTAACGCACGCGCTCGAGGAGCCAATTCGTGAGGGTGTTTATTATATAAATAATAGCGAGCATACGATTACAAGGCCGGGAACGGAAAACAGAATACGGGGAAAGACAGCGTGGAACGCAGACACGTTGCGCGGTGACTTCGCTGATTTTCTTATTTTGGATGAAGCCCAACTGATGAACGAGGATACCTGGGGGTTGGTGGGTGCGCCAATGCTTCTTGATAATGATGGCGATGCCATGTTTATTTACACACCTCCGTCATTGAAAAGCAGGTCGGTCAGTAAGGCAACCGACAAGATGTGGATGACGAAGTTTGCAAAAGTGCACGCCAACGATCCGACTGGTCGCTGGGAAATATTCACTTTTACGTCGCATGAAAATCCGTATATTTCAAAAGTTGCCCTTGCCGATCTTGTAAAGGACATGAGTTACGAGGCGATCCAGCAGGAAATTTATGTCAATGAGGACATAGAGAATCCCCGCGCTCTCTGGACCCGAAAAGTTATTGAACAATTCAGGGTTACGCAACTTCCAAGAGCGCCGTTTCAGCACAATAAAAAAATACTGCTTCCTGTTGATCTTAGCCGTATAGTGGTGGCTGTTGATCCTACCGGAAGTGCAACGGGTGACGAGTGCGGCATTGTAGTTGGCGGTGTGTGGGGCGGTGAGGATTATGTCCTCGAGGACTTGTCTTTGAATGGCACGCCTGAGCAATGGTCGCGTGCGGTTGTCGGCGCTTTCCACAAATACAAGGCAGACTTGATTGTTGCTGAGGACAATTACGGCGGTGAGATGGTTGAACATACAATAAAAACTGCTGATCCATCTGTGACGGTAAAGCGAATTCATGCGTCACGCGGCAAGGTTATTCGCGCTGAACCAATTAGCGTGCGGTATACTCAGGGCATTGTTCACCATGTGGGAGGATTTGGCGCTCTCGAGGACGAGATGTGTTTATGGTCGCCGGGTGACGCCAGCCCGAACCGGCTGGACGCGCTGGTGTGGCTTATCACTGAACTTGAAGGGTTGTCCACGAATGACGATCTCGATGGTTTAGGTCATATCGAAGAATTCAAAAGCCGCTGGGTTGAAACCTACGGAGAGCAGGATTGAAGATGAGAAAATTACCTACTGCAAAAAGAAATTCAATAAAATCCAAAGGTCAAGCACAGGCCGATAATGATCTTTTGAGAACTGACAGCGGGGGCGGTACTTTCAAACCAGACACAAACGGCAGTGTAAATCCGAGCGGTGGAAACGAAACGTATGTAAAAATCATCGAAGGACAATCACGTCCTCCCACCCCCACCCCGTTCCCGTTGCCCGAAAAGACAATGGAGGATATTGTCGACCCGTCCGCACCAAAGGCGGAGGATGAGGCTAATTGGCGCGAAAAAGGTGTTTACGGTTACGGTGTCTATGCGGGCTTTGTTCGTGCCGCTTATTCAAGCGAATTGTATTGGCCGGAAGTTATCCGCATCTACTCCAAGATTAGACGCGGTGATCCTGAGGTTGGAATTGTTCGTCAAGTATGGTCAACGTTTGTTCAGAATTGCAAGGGCAAATGGATACCTCCCGATAATCCTACCGATGAGGAAAAGCGGGCGCAGGAATTCGCGGAAAGCATCTTTGACGATATGTTGGGTGGTGAACAAAAGTTATTGACGACACTTGTCAATAATGTTCCGTTTTACGGTTGGGGGTGGTGGGAGATATTGCCTGGACTTCGTAAATCAGGATGGAGAGCGCCTAACCCTGTTGAGACATGGGAAAGCAAATACGATGATGGGATGATCGGGATACGCGAGATTGCGTGGCGTGATCCAACAACATTTTGGCGCTGGGAAATTGAGCATTGGACACAAAGACTTTTGGGTCTTTGGCAGGCGGCTTATTTATCAGGCATTCCGCCTGTGTTCATGAGTGTTGCCAATTCTTTACATATTCGTTACGGCGACCAAGACAACCCCGAAGGGTTGGCATTACTTGAGCCTATCTATCGCCTTGAACGTTTGAAGTACGGGTACGAGGTGACGATGGGCATCGGTCACGAACACGGAGCTGGGTATCTCAATGTTCTTGTAAAAAAAGGCAAGATTACTGCCGAGGATCGAGCAACTATCAATAAGGCGGCAAGGGCAATAATGTCCGCACAAGAGGGCAACTATGCGGCATGGCCGGAAAATATGGAGGGTGAGGTAAAGGATATACCGTTCCAAAACGCAGGAATGCTGCTTGAAACTGTGAAATATTACGGAACACTGAAACTAACTCTTTTCGGATTGCAATACGTAGTCATGTCTACATCATCCGGTCGTGGTAGTTATGCGGCAGTGGAAAGCTCGTCAAGTATGGCGGTTGAAATGTTCAACGCCATGATGGACGGCTTCGCAAAGCAAATAAACGAGCAAATAACTAACAAGATTTTCAAGGTCTACAATGCTGGTCGTTTTGGAAAAGGAATTCGTTTCCCGACCTACACAATCCCGCCGCTTGATCGCACCATACAGCTTACGGAACTCGCTCAATTCCTAAGCGCTGTGTGGGGAAACTTGCCTTTGACAGAGGACGATTTCCAAGCTATTCGACGTCAAAGTCAATTCCTTCCTGAGAATTTACCTGCTGACGATGATGTTATTGTCGGCAAGAATAACACTAAAACAGGCGTAAAAGAAAATGAGCAAAAAGGAAACTTACCGAAAGTTTCTGGAAATTTACCGCCCGGAACAACCAATCAACCTCCTTTGACGCCTCAGCAACAAGAGCAGGCAAATAACATTATTCAACAAGCAAAAGCGAAGTTATCCATGATGCGAAAATGATCGAGCTTTCGTACAGTGAGGCTCACGCGATATTGGAACTTCAACTCGGCGGATATATGACGATCCGGGGAGAATATCAACGTGAAGTTTATCGGCGTGTAGATACTTTCCTCACTACCAATCAGAAACCGAAAGAATTCAAAATATATCTTGTTGCGGCTATGCTTTTATATTTTGGACGGGCATCCGATGATGCGTGGTTGAGTATGGAAGATAACGGCGCAATGGATCAGGATACTCGTTTATGGCTGGAAGCCCAGCAAAATGCAGAGACAGCTTACATTGAAAATCTCGGTAATAGCCTGGACGAGATACGCAAAGCAGGTAATTTCGATGCAAAAACAATTGCGGCGCAACGCGCCGATGGATACACTAAAACGCTTGATAGGATTTACAACAATGTGAAAGTTTCAAGCGCAAAAGATAGGATGCTTACCTTTGGAGGGCACAGCGGAATTGAAAGTTGTGTTGATTGTCAAAATTATTTAGATCAACGCCATCCGGCTAAATGGTGGCGGGCAATGGACGCAGTACCGCCCAACAGAAATTTTGAATGTGGCGGTTGGAAATGTGAGCATTATCTTCACGATGATAAAGGCTATTTGTATACTTTTTAGGAGAACAAGATGCAACCTGCTATTACCCCTTCGCTTGTAAATCGCCTGGATGTGTCTCGACGTGCTCTTTCGATTGCCCGTGTAATCGACCGATTGCCTGCCGGAAATTTCAGTATCATATTGCTGAAACCAGACATAAAAACAGATAATTGGCGTGTGGAAATAAGGCAGTCAAGCACGGTACAGATTTTGGATTTACCTAAAATCTAAAATTGTGATAAGATTTTGAAAAGCGAACCTTGCGAAAGCTGGCCGCGTCCTTCCCGGATGCGGCCTTTCTGTTAGGAGAGAATAAGAATATGGCAGACCAAAGAACACACGATTACTGTGTACACATGAGCGACAGCCTTGCCGAAAGTTATGGCGGTGTCAAACGTGCCGATCTTCCAGACTCGGCATTTGTTTTTCCTGATGAGCGCACCTTTCCGATAAAAACATCACAGGATGTTCAAGATGCAGTCAATTCATGGGGACGCTATAAAGGCAAACATAGCTTTGAGGATTTCAAATCCAAATTAAAATCACGCGCTCAAGCAATTGGCGCATCGAACTCGTTGCCCGATAAATGGGCTAATGAAATGGCCCCGGAAACAATGATGTCGGCATTTGCGTTTATTGAATTGTCGCAAATGACCATAGGCAAACCCTTTGATGCAATTGCTCCTGGAGAATTTACGGATATGGGCGGCCGCCCGGTTGTCATTCGTGTTGACGATCTTCAAGAATATGTCGATAACACAATGGCAGTTATTGAGTCCACCCGAAGTGAGAGCGGTGAAATTGTCGGACTTCCCATTGATATGATGAACCACGATCACAGCGGTGGTGCTGGCTGGATTATTGGGGCGACTTTGGACAAAGCTAGAAACATTGTTCAATTTGCTGTAAAGTGGACGGAGGCGGGAGCGCAATTGATTAGAGATAATACAGTTCGTTTTTTCTCGCCTTCCATTGATCCAAATCAAAAAGTTGCAGTTGGCGGGTCGATGACGAACTGGCCTGCGTCCAGAAATAAAAAAGGTTTACAGCTTGCTTTGCGACCAATCGAATTATCGCAGAGCATCGAAGTAATAGCGGATATTGAAACAAAATTCAGTTTGCGCGAATTACTTTCATCTTTATTCGGACTTGGCGGGAACGTTGTTATTCCCGGTAGTCAATTATCTCAACGAAAGGAGAACGAAGATATGGCAACAATTGCCGATTTAGCAAAAACTGAGCAGGGCGCTCGCGAACTTGCGGCTCTCGTTGAGCAAAATACGCAAGCGCGGGTAACGCAATTGATGCAGGCTGAAAAAACGAAGTTACACCTCTCTGAGTTGTCGACAAAGTGGGTTGGTGGAACAAAGGATAATCAGCGCGGCTTGCCGTTCAAGTCGGAGGAGTTGGTTGAATTTATGACCTCGCTTACCGATGAACAGCAAAAGAAGGCCGAAGGGATTTTTGAAAAAATCCTTACGACTGGATTAGTGGATTTCCAACAACACGGCCACAACGGATCGAACGATAAAGGCGGTAAGAAACAATTACCTGCCGAATATTCGCTCAATCTTGATAGTGGCGCGATGAAGTTGGGTGATCTTTCCAATCCGACGCTTGGCCTCGGTGATCTGGAACAATACGATCTGAGCAAGTGGAACGGTGGCGACAATGGCGCTCTTTCTCCCGAACAGGAAAAGATTGTCAGTAACCTCGTTGCTCAAATCGTAAAAGGTGGTGCAAAATGACTGCCCTAACTCAAAATGCGCAACGTCCGGTTATGCTTCCTGCTGGTGGTCTGAGTTTTGGCCGCGTTCATTTGCAGGGTTATACCAATAACAGCGGAGCGTACACTGTTTATCACGGCAGTATTCTTGCCATCGATGCAACGGACGCCTCCGGCTATGCAACCAACGTAACAGCAACGCCCGCCTCGGGTGATGTTTTTATGGGAATTGCAGTTGAACGTCAGGACGTCACCATCCTCGATCTGCTTGATGGGTCAAAGGATGTGTCGGCGGCAAAGAATGGCGTGTGGGGCTTTCCGGTTGGTGCATTGACACAAGCCAATGTCGGAGCGCCTGCCTACGCTCATGACGACAATCTGGTTGACGCAACGTCATCCAATGGGTTAAAAATTGGCGTGATCGAGGCCGTTGACGCAACCTATATTTGGGTAAACATCGCTTCGATGTTTGCACAGCAAACCTAACAGGAAGGTGAAACTATGATTACTCGACAAGATATTGCCGCTCACCTAGAGCGTTCAATGCGGGTCGGCTTCCTGCTCGGTGGAAAGCTGTATAGCCCGGTACGCAGTGTGTTCGCGCGTGAGGTCCCGTCAGACGGCGCTTTTCAGGATTATGCCGACATGGGATCATTGCCCTGGCCGCGCCAAAACGCTGGCAAGATGGGCGCGAGCGGCGCTGAAACAAGTCCGGCTCATTCGCCTATCGAGGGTCAGTTGACGGGCGGAGCTAACATCACCATTGTTGGCGGTGAAGAAAAATCCATGCGTGTTTACAACCTTGATTGGGAAGTTGCGATGGGTGTTACCCATAATGCAATCGACGACGATCAGGCTGGCGATGTTGAGAATTGGGCGCGTTCTGCCGCAATCAACTTCGAGAAGCACATGGATTACATTGCCTTTGATATGCTCAATAAAGGCACGTTATCCACATGGGGCACTGCTTACGACAAGCAGGTGATGTTCTATGCTTCCCATATTGATCCGGGTGCTGAGTATCAAACCGCGCAAAGCAATGTGTTTGCCCTGGCTTTGTCGATGGATAACTACGAAACGGTGAAAGTTGCCGGATCAAAGATGAAAGATACGCGCGGTCAGACTCTTGGATTGAACCATACGCTTATTATTCATCCCCCGGAACTTGCGCGTACTGTCGCAAATATAACCGGAAGTCGTGAGGATCCCGACACTGCCAAGCGTGCAATCAACCCGTATGCTGGAAAGACAACTGCTCTTGAGGCCCCTGGTGGATGGTTGGACAGCGGTGCTTGGTTTGCCATTGATCCTACACTGCCTCAGAAACCAGTCAATATCCAAGTCCGCAAGCCGCCAACCCTTCGCATTTGGGACGATGAAGCTGCGGGCGACGGTGGTGTGCGCTACTATAAGTGGCACGCTCGTTACACTGGCTTTTACGGTGATTACCGTCTTGTTCTCAAGGGAAATTAGGAGGCTTTACCATGCTTCCAAATTCAGATTTGATCTTTCAGCTGGGAGGCGTTCCGGTTGATGTCGCCTCTGCCGGAGGCAAGGTTTTTTATTATGACCCGACCAACGGCAATGATAATTACGCCGGAACGTCCGCTAAAGCCGCAAAAAAAACCTTGCTGGCTGGCTACAACCTGCTTCGAGATGGTTACAACGATATTCTTGTTGCCATTGGCGGCGCAACTGCCGATACTCCCGCAGTGGCTTTTGTGTGGTCAAAAAATTATGCACATCTAATTGGTGCAAACAACGGTTTACCCGGTATGGGCCAGCGTTCGCGCATTGTGAATGCGGCGGCCTACAATTTAGCTACCCTGATAGAGTTCAGTGGATCGGGTTGTTTGATTGCCAACACGCAGTTCTTTGACGGCAAGAATTCCGCCGTTGCAGGTCAAAACGTGCTTGTCAGTGGATCGCGCAACCATTTTGTAAACTGTCTCTTTGCCGGGATGGGCGACGCGACGGCGGGTGCGCCTGCGACAATTGCAGGATCATACTCGCTCAAAGTAACCGGTTCTGAAAATGCTTTTGAAGAAAGTGTAATCGGGTTGGATACTGTTGTGCGTTCTGCCGCCAATCACGAATTGATTGTTGCTGGTGGAGCAAGAAACTTATTCCGTAAGTGTCAATTGCGTTCATGGTCTGTGACTGCCGGAAAGTTTCTGGTTGGAATTGACTCGACCAGCGCAGATATGCGGGATGTAGTTTTTGAAGATAGCCTATTCTTCAATTACTCACCTAATTGGGCAACTGGTATTTCCAACGCTATTGACACGTCTACCATAACAAATACGGCATGGGTAATTTTGAAGGGTGAGAACCTATTTGTTGGTAACGGAATGGGTATTGCAACTGATGTGTCTCATGTTTATGGCGCAGGCGCGGCCCCGAATGCGGGCATGTTCATTGCAACTCAGCCGACCACGTAATTTATCTGTTGGCGGGAGGGTT